GGGCGCGGGTGGCGGTGCGGCGGGCGCGGGCAGCGCCTCGCCGGCCGGGATGATCCGGGTTGGGGTGATGGGCTTCGGCATGGCGGTGTCCTCAGTTCAGGGCGATCGCGTACGAGGCGAGCAGCAGCCCGACGACGACGGCGACGAGCAGACCGCGCAGGATGCGCCGGTACGGGAGTCGGGGCGCGAGCCACACGACGAGCAGCGCGGTTATGGCGGCGGCGAGGATGAGCGCGGCGCGCATCACGGGGTCCCTCTCGGGCTGCTGGTCGGTCACGGGTAGAAACCGGTCTGCGGCTGCTCGTCCTCGGCCGTCGACGCCGGCGGCGTGGGCGACTTCGGGCGGCCGGTGCGGATCGTGCGGACGTACGACGCCGCGATCTGCACGCCGCGGCGCTTCGCGATCTCGTCGGCGACCTGCTGCGCCGACAGGCTCGGCGCTGCCTTGACGACTGCGCGCACCATGTCCGACTTGTTCCGGACGGTTTCGGCGGCGAGTGCGGCGTCGATGATGCGGGCGAGCTGCACTCGGTCCTCGACGGGTGCGGCGGCCGGTGCGGTGCTGTACGCGTGACCTGCGGGGACAGGCGGTGCGGCGGGAGCAACAGGCGGTGCGGCGGGCTCTGCGGCGGGCGCCGCTTCGAGCTGCGGCAGCGGGCGGTGCGATGCTTCGTCGAGGCCGAGCGCGGAACGCTGCTCGGCGAGCTGCGCTCGGGCGTACAGCGCGTCGCCCCGCACGTGCAGCAGTCCCCGCTCGGCGGCCAGTTCGGCGCGCTCCGCGTCGACCCACTGCTGCGTCATCGGGTCGAGCGGGGTCGCGTAGCGGCGCAGCAGCAGCGTCCACACGGTTTTGACGATCGCGGAGACGACCGCGCCGACGATGCCGATTTCGAGGGCGCCCTCGTCGTACCCGTGCACGCCGACGGCGACCATCTCGGCGGCCAAGAACACCCAACCGGCGATCATCGGCGCGCTTGTCTGAGCCGGGTTGTGACGGTCGATCCATTCGAGGCCGAGGCAGATCACCCATGCGAGATTGAACGCGGACGCGGCGCCGTACGCGGCCCACGGGGGAACCATGTTGGCGAGCAGTTCGCCGATGTTGACCGTCGCCCAGACGGCGACGGCGACGAGCAGCAGCGTGCACACGACGGTGATCGCGCCGAGCAGCAAGCGGTCGAGGCTGAGGGGCAGCTTCGGGCGGGGCGGGGTGACCATGTGCACCTTCCCACCGATCGCGTACGGCACCTGATCGGCGCCGGGGCGAGTCTTCACGTTCTCTCCGTTGCGAGGGGTAGTGGCCGGGCCCGCCATAGGGGAAGCGCGGGCCCGGCCGGCCGGTCCAGGGGTTCAGGCGGCGGGCGGCCAGTCGTTCAGCACGCGGTCGAGGTCGTCCTCGTTAGCGAGGGGACCGTCAAGCGGCGGCACCTGCGGCTCGGGCTCGGTCGGCTGGTCGGCGTTCATGCAGCCGCCCGTCGCAGGCGCAGCGCGTACTCGCCGCGGGTCACCGGCTGCTCGACCTGCGGCATGCGGGCGAGCAGCTCGCCGCGCAGCCGGTCGGCGCCGTCGCCGGTCAACTGCCACGCGAGGGCGAGGCGGTTCCCCTCGGCGAACTCGGCGGCCGGCTCGACCTCGGTGAGCAGCCGGCCGGCGATGCCGAGCAGCCGCACGACCGGGGGGTCGGCCGTCGCTTCAGGGCCCTGTAAGGCGGTGGGGGCGTCGGTACGATTCATCGGGTCTGACTCCTGTTCACAGCAGGGCGTCGGGCGTGGCCCCGGTCGGGCCTTCACACACCGACCGGGGCCGACTTGCAGGTGAGCACGGGTAAGGCGCTCAATCCGCCGTACAGCGGACGATGGACACCGTACAGCGCCCGCTGTACGGTGTCCACTGTGAAGCGCGCCCCGACAAGAGAGGGGACAGCGTGACCGACCAGCCGGACGACGAGAGAGAGGTGCAGATCGTGCTCGAAGCGGTTGACTCGCTCGCAGCGCTCGACGACCCAGCGGAACGGGCGCGGCGCGCGGGCCGGCTGCTCGCCGAGCTGCCCGATCAGCAGGCGCGGTTGCGCGAGATTCGGCAGGCGGCGGTCGTGGCTTTGCGGGCACAGAACGTCAGTTACCGGCAGATCGCGAAGCAACTCGGGTTGTCCCTCGCACGCGTGCAGCAGATCGAGGCAGGCGAACGCGGCAGGAAACCCAAGAGCGATCCCGGCGAGTAGCTACTGCCCGTGGAGAGATACCGATGACCACACCGATCCGAGCCGAGACCGGGCTCGTGTCCGACATAGACCGCCGCGACTCCCCGGAAACGGCGGTGTACCGCATATACGACGACAGCGGACAACTGCTGTACGTCGGGATCACTCACGACGTCGTGACGCGGTTCCGCGAGCGCAAGGTCGACAAAGGGTGGTGGGCGCGAGCGCACCGGTACGCGGTGCACTGGTATCCGACTCGGGAGATCGCGGCAGCGCGGGAACGGGAAGCGATCGCGGCCGAGGGTCCCGAGTTCAACTCGGTTCACGCGACGCTGCCCCGCCGGGAGATAACGCCCGCCGTGCCGGGCACGTACTCGACGCTGGAGATCGCCCGCCGGTTCAGGATCAGCCCTGACACGCTGCGGCCGATGGTCGCGCAGCCGGGCTTTCCGCCACGGATCACCGGTCTTCGAGGGAAGCGGTACCCGGCCGATGCGGTCGAACGGTACTTCGCGCGGGTCCGGCCGGCCCGGTAGCAGCACGTGAACGGGCCCCACCGAGTGACTCGGTGGGGCCCGTTGCTGTACGCGTATCTACGCGGCGGCGCCATGCCGAGCACGAGCTGCTGACCGCTGCCGCGCCCGCGCGTCGGCCCGCTTCCGGCGCCGCGCCGCGGCGTCGAGCTCGCGCTGCAGCGCGGCGAGCTGCTCGGCGGTCGACCAGGTGCGGCGGCCGTGGATGAGCCCGACCGGCGCCTCGCAGTTCGGGCCTGAACACGTCACGGTGTCGTCCTCACCTCCGCCGTTGTGGAATGTGAGGGTCTCAGCACACCACGGGCACGGCCGCTCCATCGCCACCGTGTACCGGTCGACGGTGCCGCCGATGGTCCGCTCGATCCGGCGGGCAGCCTCGCGTGCGACGAGCGCGATCTGCGCCCGGTGCGAGTCGCGCAGCGGCATGCACGGCCCGTCGTCACCCCGCATCCGGGCAGCGAGCCACTCCGCAGCACGGGGCGCCGAGCGCTCCCCCAGGTTGAAGCGCCACCGGGCGGGATCCGACTCGTCGCGGGCCGCGAGCATCGCGAGCTGCAGCCCGACCGGGTCGCCCGGGATCGGCTTCCGCAGCGGCTTGACCGTGTCTCGCTGCACCTCGGCGGCGACCTGGTCGGCGAGCGAGCACAGCGCGACCTCGACGGCGCGGCACGCGTCGACGACGTGCAGGCGCAGCGGTACGGGGCGCTCGCCGAGCACGACGGCGTCGCGGTCGCCGCGGGGGAGGTGTGCGCGGCCCTCGCCGACGTAGTCGCAGCGTGCGCACTCGTACTGCACGCGGCCGTGTTCGTCGATGCGGGTCACGAGTTGCTGCGCGTGCTGCAGCAGCTCGGCTGTCTCGTCGCGGTCGTGGTCGTCGAGGCGCCGCAGGTAGTCGGCGCGGCTGCTCGGGTCGACCGACTGCGAGGTGTCGATCAGGGCGCGCATGTGGGTCCAGTGGTCAAGGACGATCTGCAGGTTGTCGAGGGCGGTACGGGGGGCGGCGGTGTGCTGCATGGTGAGCGCTCCTGGTGGTGCGTGGGGCGTAGGCTGATCACACCGCGAGTGGGGCGCCCTGGACATCTGGCCGGATGGGGGCGCCCCGTCGTCGTGTCAGTCGAGGGCGATGATGTGGTCGCCCTCGACGCAGTGCGACGCGATGCACTGGCCCGCCTTCGCGTGGGGCAACGCGTCGAGGAACTGCGCGCGCAGCATGTTGTGCCGGGCGTCGGCGAGCGCGTTGTGTTCCCCCTCGGGCTGCTCGGGCAGTCGCGGGTTCCCGAGCCGCTCGCACTCCTGCCGCAGGTCGTTGGTCCACATCGGAATGCCGTCCGGCAGGTCGATCATGGGGCCGAAGAGCTGCGCGAGTGCGACATGGTCGTAGGCGCCGTACCACGCCCAGAGCTGCGGGTCGGGCGCGGCGAGCACGAACTCGGCGACCCGGTACGCGATCGTCGAGTACGAGGCGATCGCGGTGTAGTCGACGTGCTGCTCCTCGAACTTCCAGATTCCGGGGTTGTCTTCCCGGCCGAGCGGGTGCGTGATCGGCAGTCCGGGAACGACGTTCTGCCGCAACCATGTGTGGTGCATGATGTCGCCCCACGGCGCTTCACGGTTGACGAGGTACAGCTCGGCGCCGTTGTCCTCGCGGATCATGCCGATCGAGATCAGGTCGATCGTGCGGCCATTCTCGCGGAACTCGGTGTCGTAGAAGATGCGCGTCATCGGGCGGTTCCTTTCTGGTCGGTCGGGGTGCGGGCGGCGCGTTTTGCGGCCCATTCGGGGTCGAACTGCAGCGCCGGTCCGCGGGGCGGCGGCGGGTCATTGCGGTGCCGCCACTGCCGGGCCATCTGCCGCGGCCGCACCACGAACAGCCCGGCGACCTCGACGGCGAACACGGCTTGCGCCGCCCACCACCCCGGCCGTTTCCGCGCCGGCCCGTCGCGCAGCTCGCGGGCGCGGCGGTCGACCTGATCCCACGCCCAGTCGTCGAGGCGCTGCAGCGGCCGCACGCAGCGCGCCGCATACCCGAGGGCGAACAGTGCGGCGCCCGCCGCAGCGAGCAGTGCGGCGCTCATGCGGCGCTCCGCGGCATGTGTCGGTCCATCTCGCGAATCGCGGCCGCCTCGATCCGGTCCCACACGAGCCGGGCCGCAGCGGCAGCCTGACGACGGGCGCCCATGACGGTGCGGTACGCGGCGACCGCCTCGGGCAGGCTCGCCGGCTGCTCGATCTGCAGCAGCGGCACCGACTCATCGAGGGCGAGCGCGTCGAGGATCGCGTCGAGCGGCGCGAAGTCGGCGGCGCCGTGCGGCTGGAGGTGCCGCCACGCGCGGATGTTGTTCAGCGCGTCGGCGAGGACGGCCGCGCGGTCGCGGTGTGCCCACAGTGCGCGGGTGGTCTGGTCGTATGCCCACTGCGTTGGGCCGGTCGAGGTAGTGGTGTTGTCCACGGTGTCACTCACAATGTGTGGATAGAGCGGGGCGGGTCAGAGAGTCGGCAGCACGTCGTCGACGGCGCGGCCGGTGGCGTTCGGCTTGCACGGTCGGGTGACCGGTGTCGCGTAGTTCGCGAGCGGGTTCTGGGGGGCTTGCAGCCATTCGAGGGCGGCGTCGAGTTCGTCGTCGCTGAGCTCGGCGGCGGTGTCGTCGAGGGTCGGCTCGTCGTACTCGTCGACGTACTCGTCGAGGTCGAGGTCGGCGACGTCGTCGAAGTCATACGCGCTGCTCATGCCGCCTCGCCCGCACCGCTGTTGAGCCATGGGGCGAGCGCGCCGAGCACGACGTCGATACGCGCGTCGGTGCGGTCGGCGATGCACCGGCACGGCGAGGTGCGCTCACACTTCGGGCACGGCACCTGCCTCTTGAGGGCGTGTTCGAGGACACGGCGCACGACGAGCGGCGCGGCGGCTGCTGCGCCGGCCTCGGCGGGCGGCGCCGGCTGCTCGCCGTCCTGGTCGAGCCACACGATCTCGGTCGCGCCCTGGTGACCGTGGATCGCCTCGACCGAGGCGCGGCCTCGGTCCCAATGGACGGTCGAGGGGTGCTCGCCGCGCCACCGCACTGCGGCGGTTCCGTCCGGCCACAGCACGCCGTCGGCGACGTCGCCGAGCCCGCTGATCCCGGATATGTCGCGGCGGCGGCGCAGTACGAACCGCAGCGGCACGAGCTGCTGCTCGGGCCGGACGACGGTCCGGCCGGTGAGTTCGCGGGTGGCTTCGTCGACGAGTGCCTGCGCGGCTGCGGGGTCGGTGTGGCGTCGGGCGAAAGCGAGCAGCGCCTCGACGGCGGTCATCTGCTGGTCGGTCATGCTGCTGTCTCCCTGGTCTGTCGGTAGCGGAGGTGCACGCCGTATCCGTGGTCGTGGTCGATCTCGGCGACCGCGGCGGCGAGCTCGGCGAACCGGCGGGCGCCCTCGGGGTCGGGCGCGGGTCGCTGCTGTCGGCTGTCGTTGCGGGGGCGGGCGCCGCCGAACGTGCCGTCGGGCACGTCCTCGGCGCGCAGCGGGCGAGTGCGCGCGGTCACGACTCGGCCCCCTCGGTCGTCGTCTGCTGCGCCTCCCACGCGTCACGGCGCGACCCGTGCGTGCCGGTCATCCGCTTACCGTTATGAGGCAGTTGGCACGGGCGGCCCGGTGAGGCACCGCAGTACGAGCAGTGCACGGCGAGCTCGACCGGCCCGGCCGGGCGCGCGCGCCGCGGATAGTGCTGCTCGCGCACTTGGCGGAACGTGTCGTTCGCGGGCACGAGCTCGGCGGCCCGTCCGCCGCCGAGCCGGTTACCGACCGCGGGCATCAGCTCGCGCAGCCCGACCGGCTCGGTCTCGCCGCCGGCGATCGCGCGGCGCTGCGCCCGCAGCGCGGCGACGTACGCGTCGCCTGTCTCGGCGTCGGGGTCGATGTGCGGGTGATCCACCGGGTCGAACGTGCCCAAGGATCGCCCGAGCCGGTCGCGTACCTGCAGTCGCCACCGCTCGGCGATGTCCTTCGGCATGATGGGCCACGCCGACTCGGCGTAGTGCCGGCCGACCGCCTCGCCCGCGAATTGCAGGGGCACGTCGCGCAGTACCGCGGCCCACATGGTCACCTGCGCCCGCTGCTCCGCTTCGTCGACCTTCACGACGCGGTCGTCGACGAGCGCGATCTGCGACAACAGGTCGATCGTTTCGTCCAGGGTCATGCGGAGTGCCCTCCGTTCTGGCGCAGCCGGTCGAGGCCGGCGCGCTGCTGCTGTGATCTCGTCATGGCGCCGAACTGCACGACGTTGCCGCCCGGCTGCGGCGCGGGCTCGGTCCGCTCGTTCTCGGCCCACTGCTGCCAGCGGCCGCCCCACGCGGCAGCCCGTGCCTGGTCGTCGGTCATGCGGCGCACGAACCGGCGGGTGAGGATGTTGAGTTGTTGCGGGGTGAGCTGCGGCAGCCCGGCGTCGGCGCGGGCGAGCTGCGCCGCCTCGACGTCCGCGTCGCTTGGCTGCCAGTCCGCGGGGATCGGCTGCTGCTCATCCCGGCGCGGTCGCGGCGGCGGGGCGTCTTCGGGCTCGTCGAGCGGGAGCTGCTCGGCGCGTGCGCGGTAGCGGCGCTTCTTGTCCGCCTCGCGGTCGCGGCGTGCCTGCACATCGCGGCGGGTCGGGTTGTATTCGAGGTAATCGTGAATCGCGTAGTCACCCGGGGCCGGCCGCGGGCACTTCGGGTGCGGGCAGGTGTGCCCGTGCTCGTGCCACAGCCCGACCTCGACGAGCTTCCGCACCTGCGCGGGGGTGCCGTACATCTTCGCGATGACGCCGGGCACGATGCCGTCGGTGAGGTGCTGCGCGGCGTAGCCACCCGCGCGCACCCACAGCCCCAGCGCCGCGTTTTTCGCGGCGACGAACTTCGGGTGCATGTGGCTGTTGTCGTCGATGACAAACCACGGCATGACGGTCTCCTATCAACCGAGGGCGTACTGTCCCTCGGGCACAGCCGGGGGCTTACGGGTGGTGCGGCGTCGGGGCCGGGCAGCGGCCGGCGGCGCGGTGCACTGGTGGTCGATCACGTGCGGCCGGTCGCAGTCGGCGGTGCGTCGGTGGCAGTCGGCCCACAGCAGTTCGGGCCCGGCTTTCGTGGTGCGCAGGCACCAGTCGAGCCGGTTCGGCTCACGCAGCTTTGCGGCGGCGGTTGCGGGCATCGGGTCGGCGTCCGCGGTGACGTCAAGCGCCGCCCGGTTGCCGACGAGCTGCCGCAGTACCGTCCTGCCGCAGCGGCAGCGCACTCGGCGCGCGCCGCCACTGCCAGCCGGGGGGCGAGTCATCCGAACTGCTCGACCCTGCTGCCGCGGCGCCGTCGGGCGCGCTCCTGATGGTGCTCGTACTCGTCTTCGTTCGGGTGCGCGGCGAGCGCCTCACTGACGGCGTCCTCGACGACCGTCGCGCCGGGCCCGATCTCGTCGAGGGTCTGATCCATCTTGCGGCGCCGCATCATGGCGCGCATGACGTCGAGTACGAGTCGGGTTTGCTCGTCGTCGCGCGCGGCCTCGACGAGAGTCATCCGTAGTTTGACCTGGGGTGCCTTGTCCTCGGTGTTGGCGTGGCCGGTGTACGTGACCGAGGTGAGTTCGGCGACGACGACCACGCACATGCCGGGGTGCTCGAACAGTCCGCGGCGTTGTTCTTCGGTCAGGCTCGCTTCGAGCATCGCGGCGGCGCCGTCGAGCTTCACCTCGACTGCCGCGTCCTTGTCCAGCTTGGGCATGGGGTTACTTCCTTTTCTTGCTGAGGGAGTGCTGCAGGGCGGTGTACTCGCGTGCTCCCGCCTTGCGGATTTCGGGGATCGGGCAGTCGTCTCGGCGGTGCCGCGCGTACCGGACGACGAGCGCGTGAACTCGGCCGTATCCGGTCGCGCCTTCGGCGTGCCCGCATGGGCACGTGAAGTCGGCAGATGCGAGGTCCTGCGCTCGCTGGTTGTCCATGCGGACCCGCAGCCCGTAGCCGGGCCGCGGGTTGCCGATCGTCGGCCCGAGCCCGGTCACGGCCGCTCGCCGCCGAGGGCGTCGACCTGGTCGTCGTCGAGCAGTCCGCACTCGTGCCAGTGGCCGACGAGATCCCCCTGATCAGGCACGGCCGCAATCGGCCGGCCCGTCGCGGCGATGACGTCGTCAAGGGTGCGGCGACGCGGGACGACCGCAGTGCCGGGCAGCGGTGTGGCGTCCGGTCCTGTCATGCCGCCACCGCCAGCGCCCCACGCTCCGGGCGGGCGTAGCGCGACAACTCGCTGCCGGTGATCGCCTCGACAAGCGCGCAGATCAGCACCTCACCCACCGGCGGCGTCACCGCATTGCCGTACAGCCGGACCCGGTCACGCTTCGACTTCGGTGCCAGCTTGTAACCGTCGGCGAACGCCATGCCCCGCCCGATCTCGTGCGGCTCCAACATGCGGTACAGCACGTCAGCGAGGGGAACCTCATCGAGCCCGCGCACCAGCGCCCACCGGTCCTTCGTGGTGAACGCGCCGATCGGCTCCGTGACCGGCCGGCTGTTGCCGTTGCCGTAGTACGGCACGAGCAGGTGCTCGAACATCGCGAGCGATTGGTGTCCGGCGGTCGTCAGTGTCCGCATCGGCTCATCGACGGGCGTGCAGTGCTCTCCGCCGTCGCCCTTGGAACCGTTGTTCCGGACGACCATCGCAGGCGGTGCTACGAGCCCGTGATGGTTGCCGCCCGCCGTGACCGCGTGCAGCGGAGCGCCGATCGGCCGGGCCCGCTCGGAGTCCCCGCCGCCCCGCAGCGGGATGATGAACGGTTCGAAGTCGCCCGGCAGCCACGCCAGCCCCGTTTCCCGGCGGGTGGTCTGCGCCCGCATCGGCCGGTGCGCGTCCGTGGCCTCCTTGCCGTCGCGGCCCTCGGACGGCACGAGCAGCGGCGGCACCGCGAGCGCATCCGTCTCGACGGTCGTCCTGGTCGGCATCGGCGTGAACAGCGACGTCGCTTCATCCCGCCACGTACCGCCCGACGGCACGAGCATCGGCTCAGCCTTGACCGCAGGCCGGCCATCATCGAGGTTCACCGGCTGCGCAAACTTCCGCAGACCGGCACGGATCCGCGCGAGGGTCTTCGGCGTCAGCCCGTCCGGCGCCTTCTCTGACGGCTTCCGGTCCCCGATCCGCGTGCCCGGGATACTCCAGTCGATCGCCGCCATGGCGGGCAGCACCTCGGGCTCGACGACCATATTCCGGCACGACGTCGACGGACACCGGTACACGTACTGCCCGTGCTTCCCGTACCGGCCCATGTCCTTGCCGGGCCGCTTGAACACCTGCAGCGCCTGCACCATGCGGTCACAGCCGGGGCAATACGCGGTCGGGCGCAGCCACTTGTCCCAGTCGGGGTCACGCCCGAGGGAGCGGTGCCAGTACGCCACGTACAGCCGGTCACGGGACTGCGGCGCCCGCAGCAGCGTGCGCGGCTGCGCGTGCATGCTGTTGAGCGCGATCGTCCGCGTCTTGTAGCCGAGCCGGTGCAGCTCGCCGAGCCACCGATCCCACTGGTCCCACGCCCGGCAGTCGATGACGTTCTCGACGATCCCGGCGAGGACGAGCCCGCCGCGCTGCTGCACGCCTTCGAGGTACTGCGGCACCTCTTCCATCAGCGCGCGGGACCGCTCGTCGGCCGGGTCCCGATGCTTCTCCAGCCCGGGGAGTTCACCCTGCTGCGTGTTGTGGTAATCCCGCTTCTTACCGCGGGCGTTCGACCACTTCGGGCACTCTGGGGAAGCCCAGAAGATTTCGGTGACGGGCCACCGGTCGACGGGCGCCTCGCGGATGTCGCCCTTGTAGTGGTCGGTCTCCGGGAAGTTCAGCGAGTGAGACTCGATGGCCTTGTCCCAGTGATTCGCGGCCCGCGCCACGGTCACGCCGGGCACTGCGTCGGCGCCCTGGCTGCTGCCGCCTGCGCCACAGAACCAGTCCATGACGCGTAGTTCTCCGTCGGTCTTCAGCATCAGGCAGCCGCCCCCATCACGTGCCGCTGCACGAACGCAGCCGGCCACTTCCCCTTGGACAGCCGGTCGCGCTGCGCGTCCGGCATCGTGAACAGCGGCACGCCGGCCCAGTCATGCCCGGCCGCGCGCAGCCACCACGCGTCGCACATGTCGCCGCCCTCGCCGCGGGCGTTGAGGTCGCCGGGGAACTCGGCGCCGTCGGCGAGGTACGCCGCATCGGCCATCTGCCGCTTCGTCGCGTTGCCGTTGTCCGTGGCGAACTTCTTGAGCGTCGCCGGGACGACGTACGCGTACGGCACGCCCGCGTCGAGCAGCTCGCACACCACCGGGCCGTGCACCTTGGCTGTCAGCCCGGCCGCCATGGCGTGCTTCGGCAAATCCTCGACGACGGCGAGGTGCGGACGGTGCTCGGCGAGCGCCGCACGGATGTTGTTGCGGATGTGCAGCAGCCGGCGGTCGCCGTCCTTGTCGCGAGTCTTGATGCGGTACGTCGTGCCGTCCGGCAGGGCGACACCGGTCGAGGTGAGCGACAAGTCGAGCCCGATCACGCGGAACCCGGCCGGCGCCGAGGGGCGGGTGTCGAGCACGAGCTCGCCGGGCGCGAGCAGCCCGGGGATCGTCGTCATGCCGCACCGCCCCGGTACACCGGCGCCATCGGCCCCCGCAGGGCGCGCAGCGCGTCGAGCGGCTGCGGCTCGGGCCAGTCGTTCGACCGCATCAGCGGGGCGCCCTGCCCGTCGAGGCTGCCGTACCACAGCCACGTGCTACCGGCGCTGTCCTGCCACGGCAGCGCGAGGTTCCACACGTGGCCGGTGCCGTCCGTCCACAACTGCGCCTCGCGGTCGAGGGTGCCCGCGTGCGGGACGAGCGGCTCGTCGGGGCGCTGCCACTGCGGCGTGCGCGTCGGCGGGTGGCACGAACGCTTCGGGTGCTCGGCGGCGAGCACGTCGGCCAGGATGCGAAGCACGGCGGCCGCCTTGAGCTTGCACACTTGGTCGTCGCCGACGATCTCGGCGCCGCCGTCTGTGCTGACGAGCACGACGAACGGGTGCTCGGTGAAGTCGATGATCCGGTGTCGGTCGAAGATGCTCACGCGGGCGCCCCCTCGGGCTCAGTGCTGTCGGGTGTCGGTGCGACCCACGGGCGCAGCGGCCACGCCCCGTCGACGACGGCATTCGGGTCGGTTTTACGGAAGTGCGCCTGCAGCCCGGCCGCTTGCTCGGCAGCGAGTTCGATCTGCCGGGCGTGCAGCTCGGCGACGGTGAGCCCGTTGAAGTCGCCGTAGCGTGGTCGGCGAACCTGCCGGATCCGCTCGGGCCAGTCCTCGCGCGCCATGTGCGCGAGCGTCCCGATCCGGTGGGCGACGCGGGCAGCGATCAGCGCGTCGTACGACGCTCCGTGCGCGTTGCCGTCGTCCCACGGCAGCTCGTAGACCTGCGCGAGCGTGATGAGCTGCCGCGCGCCCTGGTCTTTCGACGGGCGCCGCCGGTAGGGGTCGGCATGCTGGTCGAGCACGCGCGTGTCGATGACGTGCAACGGGTGCAGCCCGAGCCGTGCGGGCAACGTCGGCAGCCCGTAGCGGCGGCACTCGCGGTCGAGCAGCGTCAGGTCGTACGGCACGTTGTGCCCGACCACGACCGCGCCCGCGCGGGCGTACCCGGCGAGGACGTCGGCGATGCAGTCGACCGCCCCGGCAGCCGGCTCGCCCTTCGTCTGCGCTTCCTCCGTGCTGATGCCGTGCACGGCGGTCGCCTCGGCCGGGATCTCGATACCGGGGTCGACGAACCAGTCGTGCGGCTCAACCGGCTCGCCGCCGCCGAGCCCGTACACCGCGGCGGTCACGATCCGGTCGGCCTCCACATCAACGCCGGTCGTCTCCAGGTCGAACGCTGCGAACCTGCTCATGTGCCACATCACGACGCCCCCTCACGGGACGCCGAGGTGAGCCCGAGGGCTTCAAGCAGTAGCCGCAGGTCGTCGCGGTCCTTGGCGTTCCGCAGCACGCACCGGGACGCCGCCACGCGTTCAGCCGGGCTGTTGTTGGTGCCGGTGATCACCGTGCTGACGGTGAGCTCGCGGAGATCAGTCACGACCGCGCCCCCGATCCCGGCTGCGCGGCCGCCGGCCACGACACCGACGACGGGTCGGCGACCGGCGGTTCGGTCCCGCCGGGCTCGTCGTTCTCGTCGTACGCCTCGACGTCGTACACGCCGTCGGCATCCGGGCCCGGCTCGTCGTCCTGGTCGCCGATCTCGCCCGTGTGCGGGTCGATGCCCTTTGCAATCAGCGCGGCGATCTCCTGCAGATCACGCGACAGTTCGTCGGACCCGTCGCGGGCGACGTGCCCGGCACGGTTCGCCCGGTGCCACACCTCCCGCACGTCGGCGGCCGTGCGGCACTCGCGCGCTTCGGTGAGATAGTCGGGCACCTCGACGGGCGCCGCCTCGATCGCCGGCCGGTCCAGCGACGCCGGGTCGAGCGCGGCCGCCGTCGAGATCGGGCCCGACAGGGCATGTCGCAGCTTCGGCAGCGCGGGCACCACCATGACGACCTGAAACTGCTTGGTCTTCCCCTCGCGAACCGCCGTGCGCTGCTCGATCCACATGCGGACCGGCAGCAGACCGGTACCGCCCGTCGCCTGCAGCACCGTGTCGAGCCCGCCGGCGAGCGCGTCGGCCGCATAGTGGCTCTTGGTTTCCAGCCGCCACACGCCGAGGTCGGGCAGGTCGGGCAGGAACACGCCGATCCGGCTGGTCGGCCGGCACACCTGCGTGGGCGGCCTCTTGTGCCAGTCCTCGCCAAACTTGGCGAGGCACACGCACGGGCGTCGGCTGATCTGCTCGGTGACGCCGTCGCAGCGACGCTCACAGCCGCCGCCGCCCCACATCTCGTATGCCTGGTTCAGCACGTCGCCGGCCGGGAGGATCGCCCGCAGTTCGGGCGCCTCGGTGATCACACGCCACTGCGCGATGCTCGACCGCTGCGGCGTCCACTGCTCGACCCGGCCGCCGTACAAATCTGCGGCGGCCGCGATGTACTCGCGCGAGTGCGAGGTGAGGACGAACGTCTTGCTCTTGACCGGGATCGGCCCCTTGCTGGGGTCGGGGTTGGGCCGGCTGTAGCCGGTGCGGATGCGGCCGAGTTCGGCCGCCTGCCGCTTCATGGTCAGGATTCGGGAGCCCATCAGGCTGCCTTTCGATCGGATGCGCCCGGCGCCCACGGCGGGATGACCGCCGGGTACGCCGAGGGCGCGTTGTGCAGGTATCGGGCGGTGCGCACGGCGCCGAGGAACGCGCGGAACTGCTCACGGGTCGAGGGCACCTCGATGAATCGGTGCGAGCGCGGCCGCAGGTTCAGCAGCGCCGTACGGTGCACCCGCGGGGCCGGCTCGGTCGTGTCGTCCGGCAGCAGCCACTCGGGCGCCCACCGCAGCGCGGCGAGCTGCAACGGCTGCTCGTCGTACACCGTGTCGGCCGGCTTGTTCGCGCTCGTCTTGTAGTCGACGAGCCACAACTGCCGCCGCCGGAACCGGCCCGAGCGCAGCCACACCCACAGATCGCCGGTCCCGGCGTAGCCGTACTGTCGGTGCATCACGGTCGTCTCGACCGCCTCGACGTCGCGGCCGAGGTCGACCTGCCACAGCCGGAACCACCGGGCCAACTGCCGCGCGTACGGCTCGACCTCGGGGTCGGGCGGGTAGGGCACGCCCAACACCTGCGCCTGCGCCCGATTGTGAATGCGGGTGCCGAGGGTTTTCGCCCGCTCGGTGTACTGCCGGTGCACGGCGACGAGTTCCTTCCGCAGCGCGGTCGGCTCGGTGCGTGCACGGCGTGCGGTCGCGATCGGTTCGGCGATCACGGCGTCGGCGGTCATTCCGGCGGCCCACGGGATGAGCGCGGGCTTATGGATGGAGTCGAGTGCGTTCGTGACGCTGATCAGGTCGGGGCCCCCGGCGGGGTCGGTGTAGTACCGACCCCGCTCGGTGGCGACCGCCCACTTCGGGTCGGTCATGCCGCGTACCGCCGTTCGGCTGCGTCCGCCCGGCCGTACCGGGCGCAGCGGAAGAACGCGGCGATACGGCTGCGCTTCCGTGCTCGGATGAACGACGCCTCGGGCAGCGTGCCGGGGCGGGGACAGGCGCAGGGCAGCGCCTCGGGGTACTCGCAGGGGCGCGGGTGCTGGTGAGTGGCTCCGTCCTCGGCCGGCTGGTTACTGGCGGGGATGCACTTCTCACCGCCCGTCTTGGTCAGCACCTCGACCGCCTCACGGAGACCGGCGCAGAAGTCTCGGGACTCCTGCCAGTCCGCATCGCAGGCACGGTCTTCGACGCACGCGGCAGCCTCGGCAAACACCTCGGCGCGGTACGCGTCGAGCAGCCCGTCGGCGAGCGTGTCGGACGTGAAGTGTGCAGCGATATTGTCGCGGGCGCTCATGCGACACCGTCCTCGGCGTCCGCGTTCAGCAGCTCGACCAGGTACGCGGCGAGCGTCGTCGAGTGCGTCTCGAACTGCGTCCCGGGGCAGCAGTCGTACACGCCCTGCTCGTCCCGGATCGGCCCGCCCGGATGGTCGGTGATCATGTGGTGCTCGTCGTCGATGCCCTCGGCCGTGCAGACCAGGGCGACGCCGGTCGGCGACTCGCTGTCGGTGTAGATGACCCGCCACATCGGGCGGCGCTCGCCGACGGTCTGCTCGAACATTGACCGCACCGCCTCGCGCGCCGTCACGAGCCCGTCGTTCACGGGCGCGGCCGGCTTGGGACCGCACAGCGACCGCAGCTCGACGAGCAGCAGCACCACGTCGTCGCCCGCCAGCCGTACGGACACCTGCGACGGCTCTTCGCCGTCGGGACCGAACGAGCGGCTGACGATGCTGATCGTCGTCTGCAGCGTGCCGTGCTCGACCGTGATCACGTCGCCGGACGGGTCGGTGAACTCGAACGGCTTCCCGTTCTCGATCGCGTCGGCCATGCGGCGACCGTCGTCGACGGTCAGCCACGTGTTGACGCGGTCGCCGCACAAGTCGTAGTGGTCGAGCGAGACGATCAGCCGGTGGTTGCCCTGAAGCACTTCCCTGCGCAGGATCAGCAGCTCGACCATGGCGTCGGTGTCGCGGTAGGTGTACGTCGCGTCGCTCATGCCGACTCACCCGCCTCGGCGAGCTGCGGGATCCCGCGCTCGGCACGGAACTCGGCGATCGCCTTCTCGCAGCACACCGGCTCGCCCTCGACGCTGTGCTCGTCCATCTGCTGCCGCGAGTCGGCAGCCTCGGCGGCCGTGAGCGTCTCCCACGCGTACTCGCAATGCGAGCATTCCTCGCGGGTGTCCCACCGCGGCAGGATCTGGTCGACGCCGTCGACGTGCCGCTTCACGGCACGCTCGATGTCGGCGAGCAGTCCACGCATGGCGCTGTGGTCGTCGTGGATCGACTTGCGCATGCCCCACGTATCCGGGGTGATCTCGATGCGGTAGTTGTCGCGGATCGTCTTCTTCATCAGACGTTGCCGCCCTTCGGCTTCACGCCCGCGGCCTGGTACCAGGCTTCGGCGTCCCGCTGCGGCAGACCGGTTTCCGGCTCTCCGTCGAGCGGGGCGCTCATGGAGGTGGCGGCGGCGAGGGCGAGCGTCGCGTGCACCTGCGCGAGGGCGAGTGCCTGCTCGTTGCCGTCCTCGACGTACACGGCGCCGGTGTCGGTCGTGAGTCCCTTGATGAGGCGCTCGGCCTCGCGGTAGTGCTCGGGCCCGGTCATGCGGCCGCACCTCCCCGGAGGGTGCGCAGCGCGGACTCGACCAGGTCGGCCGTCTCGGCGGCCACGGCCGGCGCGGCGAGCTGCTCGATCCGCCCAGCGAGCCGGAACGCCTGCAGCCCATACACCGGCATCTTCGTGCCGACCACGGCGACCAGATCGGCGACGAGCGACTCGACCGGCAAGTCGCCCGGCCGCTCGACGAGGTGCGGGTCACGGGCCTGCGCCTCGTACAGCGCGCCCAGACGATCGGCGAACGCGTCGTCGCGCAGCAGCGCCTCGATCACGCCGTGCACGACGTGCTGCACGAACGTCTCGACGTCGAGCGTCACACCCGTCGGCAGCGGCTCGACCGTGATGCGGAAGGGCCCATCGACGGGAGTGTTCTGGTTGGTCATCGGGAACCCCCGGAAGAAGAAGCGAGTACAAGGGCGACGGCGATCAGCAGCAGCACGGCGGCGGCGATCGCGTTCTCGATCACGCGCGGACCCCCTTACGGGCGAGGGCCTCGCCGTACATGGCGGGCACGCCGACCCCGACGAGCCGGGCACGCACACCGCCGTAGCGGCAGCGGACGACCATCGCGGCGCCCGTCGAGTCGCCCCGCACGTCCGTCACGCCCAACTCGTGCTTCCAGCGGGCCCAGTCGGCGAGCGACTGCGGGTGCACGACGAACTGCACCTCGCCGCGCAGCGCGGTCACGGCGGGGGCGCCAGGCATGCCGGCGGTTTCGACGCTCGCCTGATAGGCGGCGTTCTTCGCCCTGCGGCACTCGGCAAGGAGGGCGACGGCGGCCGGGCTCAACGGGGGCCGGTTCCTGCCGGGCGCAGAGAACGGGTCAGCGGTGTGCGGAGTCTCGATCATGCCGACACCGACCCGCGAAACTCGGCGGGCACGAACTCGTCGTGAACGAGCGCAACGTGCACCAGGATCCGCACGGTCGAGCCGTCGGCGCGGCGCGGCGTCTCGGTGCGCAGCGTCCACAGCGACGCCCCGTCGAGGGCGGGCGCACGGTTCACCTCGCCGCCCAGCTCGTGCACCCACAGGGCGAACTGCTCGCCGCCGGTGACGACCACGTGCACGGCATCGTCGCGCACGACCGCCGGCCGCGCGGTCGGCAGGTTCAGGTACGACATCGCAGTCTCGACCGCGTCGAGCCGGTCGTCGGCCTGCGGCGCGTGGGCGACCCGCAGAGGGATCGGCCTGCGGCGCGGGAGGGGGATAGGCTGAGCGCTCATGGCGTCGGCCTCGCTTTCTTCCTAGCTGGGATGAGTGGGGCGTGGCGCCCCTGGGGTCGTTCCGCTGCGTGGCCGTTGCGGGACGGCCCCTTTGGTCTGTGCGGCTATGCGGCGAGCGGCAGCTCGGCGGGCGCCGAGTCCTGCGCGCGGCGCCGGATGATCTCGGCCTCAATCGCCTCGACCGAGCCGAGCGGGTGACCGGGGTAGTACGCCGCTTCGGCTGCCTCACGAGGGGTGCGTGCGGCGCGCTCGGCGACAGCGTCGAGCAGCACCTCGGCCGCTGCGCGGATCGCGTCGGCGCGGGTCGGCGTTCCGAGGGCGCTCACGCGATCGCCTTCTTCGTGTGCGCCTCGGCGTTGTTGGCGGCGCCGATCTCGAAGAGGTCGGCGAACTCGACGCTGTACGTGTTGCACAGCGCGGCGACAGCCTGCGAGCTCGCCGGGGAGCCGTTGCGCAGCCGGTGGATCGTGGCGATGCCGAGCCCGGCGGCGGCCGCCTGCTGCTCGTACGTCAGATGCCCGTGCGCCCTCGCGAGTTCGAGGTACCGCACAGAGCGGAGTCGGATGATGGGCACTGCGTGTTCCTTCCGTCGGCGGAAGTTCCATCGACGGAAGGAAGATAGCACGGTTCTTCCTTCGACGGAAGGAAGCCGAGACACACCTGTGACCGGTTGCGAGACTCGAACACGTGTTCTTAGATGGGTCTACGGTGCAGGAATGAAGAAAGGTTGCCCGGCACGGCTCTTGACCTGTTCTTCCGTTGGTGGAAGGTCGACATAACGACGTTCCATCAGCGGTAGCCTGCGCCCATGCGGAGACGAAACGAACACGACACAAGCGGGGGGAAGCCACAGCCCGATTGGCTCGTGTGGCTGGTGGGAATCTTGACCGAGCGCGGATACGACGTGAAATCCCCACGGGGAGGCGGTCAGGCGAGACTCGCCAGAGAGACGGGGCTCGCGGGCTCAACGATCAACAGGATCATCAAAGAGGGGCAGGTGCCCGACTTCGAGTCACAGGTTCGATTGTCGAGGCATCTTGGCCTATCTCTCGATGAGTTCCTTATTCGGACAGGTAAGGCAAAACGGTCCGATTTCGGCGCGGACACTGAATCGGAAGAGCATTTTCCGTTTGGGATGAACGAAAGTGGTCATGTTGGGGTAGCGTCCGGAAAGCGCTTGACGCCCGAGGAAATCGCGGCGCTGGCCGGTGTGCCAGAGGGGGATAAAGACTGGTTCACGACCATGGTCCGGTCCATGCGAAAGCGCGGACCGTCGGACGATGGCAGTACTACGGGGGGTGCTGTCGCGGAGGGGTAACACATATGCGGGCGCAGCAGGCAGTCGACTACCTGTCGGGGCCAATCGCGGCAGTGGGGGCCGTGTTGGTTACGTACGGAATACTCGCTGACGGGACACCCGAGTACCGGACCGGCATCGCTTTACTGGTCGCCGGCCTCCTCGGCCTCGTCGACTCACAACAGCGCCGCAACACGGCAAGACTGATCGCCCATCAGGCAGAGCTCGCCCGGCTCACGAGGGCCGAGCGGTGGCGGTACGCCGAGATGGGATGGAAGGCCGCCAAACTCGACAGCCTCGACGAGGAGACGCACCAGGACGCGGGCGACGCGCAGGTCATACACCTGTCCGGCGCCCGCGCCGCGTCCGAGGCTCAACGAAACGGCAGCGCGTTGTAACCGTGGGGTTAACCAAAAATGAGTACGCGCGGAAATCTCTATGTTCCCGCAGCGCCGTCCATCGCGGCGGCTGACCTGATCCCTGTCATCGGATACGTGCGCGTGTCCACATGGCGAGAGGAAAAGGTATCCGACCAAATCCAGATGGACACGATCAACGAAGCTGCCCGCCGACGCGGCCGCTACGTCGCGAAGTGGATTCCAGACCTCGACGCCACAGGGCGCAACTTCAAACGCAAGATCATGCAAGCGATCGAGCTTGTCGAAGCAGACGACAACCCGCTGCGCGAGATCTGGGTATGGAAGTTCAGCCGCTTCGGCCGCAACCGGCACGGCGTCGCGATCAACCTCGCTCGCGTCGAGCACGTCGGCGGTGAACTCGTGTCGGCAACCGAGGACGTCGACGCCAGCACCGCGACCGGCCGGTTCACAAGGGGGATGCTCTTCGAAGTCGCCGCGTTCGAGTCGGACCGGGCGGGCGAGCAGTGGCGCGAGACGCACGAGCTGCGCCGGGCTATGGGCCTGCCGTCAACCGGGCGCCGGCGGTTCGGGTACCGGTGGCACCCGCGGCGCCTACCCGACGGCGAGGGCGGGTGGACGCTGCAAGACGAGTGGTACGAGGTGCTCGAACCGCAGGCTGAGGTGATCAGCGAGGCGTACACCCTCTACAGCAAGGGAACGACCGGGTACAACCGTCTCGCCGAACGGTGGCAGAGCCTCAACCTGGTCAACGCGTGGGGGAACCCCTGGCAGCCTCAAGGGGTACGCGACTATCTCGACAGCGGGTTCGCGGCCGGTCTGCTGTACGTCCACAAGCCTGACGTGCCGTGCCCCGACAAGAGCCGCTGTCACAAACGGATCCGCGAGCACTGGACTTACATGCCCGCCGAACACGAGTCGATCATCGACGGCGATGTGTGGGACAACTACCGCGACCGGCGCGAGGAACGCAAGGCGACCCCGCGCCGGTCTCTCGCCCCGCGGTACCCGCTGTCGGGACTCGTCGAGTGCGGTATCTGCCGAGACATGGGTCGCAGGTCGCATGCCGGTATCGCCCCCTCGGGAGGCGTGGCAGGTAAGGCGTATCGGTGCGGTGTCCTGGTACGTAAGGCAGTCGAGCACGACCACGTGTGGGTGCACCGCAAGGACGTCGAGGACAAGGTGCACGAGTGGCTGCACGACGTCCGCGACGAGATCGACGCGATCGCCGCCGGCCGGGTCGTCATCCCGCAGCCGCGCCTCGATCCGGGCGTGACGGTGAAGCGTCGGCAGCTCACGGAAGCTCTCGACAAGCTGACTCGGGCGCTCGACCGGGCGACCGAGGGGCATGTGTTGGGCGATATCCCGCGCGACTCGTACCTGCGGACAAAGGAGAAACTGACCCGCGACCGGGATCAGAAGCAGCGCGAGCTCGACGAGCTGCCGGGCGAGGAGGAGCCGACGTCGGGGCCGATGCCGTACCGGGAAGTGGTGCTCGATCTGCTGAGCGAGTGGAACGTGATCTCTGTCGACAAGAAGAGGCTGATGCTGTCGACGCTGCTGCGGCGGGTCGAGGTGCGGCGCGATGATCCAACGATCACGATCGTGCCGGTGTGGGCACCGCCCGACAAGCCACTGACGGTCGATCTCAGGCGAAGCGCGGCTTCGCGTACGCCCTAG